TGTAGTTGCTATTTTTGTTCCTGTACTTGGGTATATGGGAATTACGGCGCAAGATCTAACCACATGGCAAGCAGTAGGCAATGTAATATTGACAGCTTTTTCTAATCCATATGTATTGCTGTTGATGGCAACGAGTGTTTATAATGCTATTATTGACCCAACTACAACAGGCATTACAGATAGCAAAACGGCACTTACATATACCACGCCTAACAGTGATAAATAAGAGAACATTCATTCTATACGAATGTTCTTTTTTTTGTGCAAAAATTAAAGAAAGGAAGATTGCTATGAATATAATTGAAGTTGCTTATAAATGGCACGGTGGCTTTACAAAGCGTTCACGCACAGATTTTATAGCGTTACATCACGCAGAAGCAGTTAAATGTACTCCACAAGATATACACAGTTGGCACGTCTCAAATGGTTGGACAGGCATCGGTTATCATTTCTTTGTAAGAAAAGACGGTACAATTTATCGTGGACGTCCTCTTGATGTGGTTGGTGCTCACGTTCAAGGTATGAACAGTTGTTCTATTGGCATTTGTGCTGAAGGTGATTATCATACAAAAGAAAAGACAATGCCTCAAGCACAAAAGAAATCTATTATCGAGTTATGTCAATATCTTAAAAAGAATTATTATCCAAATGCAAAGATAGTTGGACATAGAGAAATCGGCGACAGTAATTGTCCTGGTCGATATTATCCACTTGATGAAATTAAATTTGCTGTTGCCGGAGGTATTACTGTTCAAGCAGAAAATCCTCAAAAGATTGCTTTGGATAAGTTGGTGGCAAAGGGTATTATTACAGATGCATCTCAATGG